AGAGTAGGCAGTTCTAATGTAAGCATGAGGCTTGTTCACGTCTAATGGCGATTAGCACGTTTGCAGAGTTAAAAACTGCTGCAGCCAACTGGTTAGACAGAAGCGACTTAACTGACAGGATACCAGAATTTATAGCACTGGCTGAAGCCCGGTTCAACCGGATTCTTCGGATCAGGGCTATGGAAACTGTATCTACTGCTATTACCACTACTGCTGGTACTAGGGAATATAATCTGCCTACTGGATATGTACAGATGAAAGAGTTTCATCTTACAACTGATCCTTTAACTTCCTTGGCGTATTTAACTCCAGAGATGATGTCTAGACTATGGGCTGGTAGTGGCACTGGTAAACCCCAGGTATATACAATTATAGGGGAAAAGGTAAGGTTAGGTCCGAGTCCAGGCGATGCGTATACAACTTCCATGTTGTACTATGCAACATTTGATGCTCTGGGCGATAATGCCCCTACCAATACAATGCTTATTAATAACCCAGATATATACTTATATGGTGTCCTATTGGAGGCCGAACCATTCCTGATGAACGACCAGAGAGTCCAACTATGGGCGACTGCATTCAGACAGGCGATAGCAGATGTACAAGACCAAGATAATAAAGACCGTCATTCTGGTTCTGAAATGAGAGTGATGAATACTGGTGGATATCCCTAAGAGGTAATTACAATGTTAAATAATTTTGCATCAACACAGGGTGGTGGGACAGGTACAGTAACCACTACTACAATCCTAGACGGCACTATTGCTAATGCAGATGTAGCATCTGATGCAGCCATTGATGTCAGTAAAATTAATCTCGGTAACACTTTGGAGATGGAGACTTCTTCTGGCGACCAGATATTTGAAATGGATAATAATGCTTCCAACTCTGTAAATTTCCAGATACAGAATGGCGCAGGTAACGCTAGGGCTGACCTCGCTCTAGATGGCAGTGCTATTATTACACTGAAAAATCAAATGGTAGGGATTGGTGATACCAGCCCTTCATACGCTCTTGATGTCAATACTACCGGCAGATTTACTACCGATCTTATAGTTGGCGGAAACCTAACAGTAGGTGACGGTGGCGCAGAGGATCAGAAGGTTGTCTTTAATGGCAATGCCCAAGACTTCTATGTTGGCCTTGATGATTCTGCTGATGATCTGGTTATAGGATTAGGTTCTGCTGTCGGCACAACCCCTTCAATATCTATCAACTCAGATAGGGATGTAACGATATCGGATGGAGCAATTGATTTTGATGTTGCTTCACATGATGGTACGAATGGACTAAAACTTGGTGGTGCATTAGTTACATCTTCTGCTACTGAACTTAATCTGCTTGACGGCGTTTCGAGTCTTGGTACTGGCGATGCAAGTGGTCCTGGTTCAGCTACAGATAATGCTATCGCACGATTCAATGGTACTGGTGGTAAGACGTTACAGAATAGTTCAACTACTATTTCTGATGATGGTGACATAGTTGTTGGTGGAACAACTCCGACTATTACTATAGGTGATGGTGGAGCGGAAGATTCAATGCTGGCATTCGATGGCAATGCGTTAGACTTTCATATTTCACTTGATGACTCAGCCGATGATCTTGTAATAGGAACAGGAACTACTGCTGGCACAGCTACCTTAGTATCTATCAATGGCGATGGGACAGAAACAATATTTGCACAGCCGAAAGTTACTATAGGTGATGCTACAGCCGAAGATACTATGCTTGCATTCGATGGCAACGCTTTAGACTTTCATATATCCCTTGACGACTCTGCTGATGACCTGGTTATCGGTACGGGTACGACCGCTGGTAGTAACACCTTAATCTCCATTAATGGTGACGGATCAGAAACTAAGTTTAATCAACCTAAAGTAACGATTGGTGATGCGACTGCTGAAGATACTTATATTATCTTTGACGGCAATGCACAGGACTTCCGTATTGGACTGGATGATGGTACTGACAAACTAGAGATTGGCGGTGGCGCAGCACACGGAACCGCTGCTGGGATATCAATGGATGTTAATGGTGATATGACGCTAGGTGGTGGAATCGCTTGTGCAGATGAGGTTATCGGAAGACCAAGATTTACGGATTATTCTGAAACTGTGAATGCTTTAGGCACTAAAACTGCTGCGTTTGATATTGATGTCGAAGCTGGTAATGTTCAAACTCTTACCATGTCTGGTGGAGGTACTTTTAATATTGGACTTGTTAATGCTCTAAGCTCCCATTCTAATTCAGTAACTATTTTAGGAACTAACTTAGGAAGTTGTACTGCAACTGTACTTGCCGGGGCAAATGGTGGCGGTGGTAATGCAGTCCATTGGGCTGGTGGTGGAGATACGACTAATAATTTATGCACCTCTTCTGGAGTTGACGTAGTAACATTTACTACTTTTGATGGTGGGACTAATTGGTACGGCTTTGTTGCTGGTAAGGCATTTGGTAACTCGTAAGCGTATAGGGGCAAAATAATGGCAAAAGAAACTGCAACATACATTAGCCAATTAGTAGCGACTAACCCCGTTGCCTCTGATTCTGTATCGGTTGGCGACGATCATCTTAGGATGTTGAAGACTGTCCTGAAGACGCAGTTCAGTGGTCTTACAGGAACAACCGCTATTAGTTCTTCTGAAGCAGAGTTAAATCTTATGGATGGGGTTACCGCCACAACAGCAGAACTTAATATATTGGATGGTGTAACCTCTACGGCAGCCGAATTAAATATATTAGATGGTGTTACCGCTACTACAGCAGAGTTAAACTATCTTGATGTAACCACTCTTGGCACATCGGCAGATTCCAAGGCTCTTACGCAGGCTTCTGGTGTTGTTACAATCGCTGGCGATGTTGTTGTTAGTGGTACAACTCCTAAAGTTACAATAGGGGATGCTGGAGCAGAAGATACTACTCTTCTATTTGATGGGAATGCTAAAGATTTTCACATAGCTTTAGATGATAGTGCTGATAAGTTGGTTATTGGCGAAGGCTCGACCGTTGGAACGAATGAGATATTAACCATAACTGACGATACAGTAACTATAGGTGATGGCGCAGCAGTCGATACCTATTTAAACTTTGATGGGAATGCTGTTGACTATCGTATAGGTCTTGATGATGGTACGGATAAATTAGAGGTCGGGGCTGGTACTGCACATGGTACTACGGCTGCCATAGCTATTGACTCTGCTGCTGACATGACGTTAGGCGGTTATATTGACTTCCAAGATGAACAGGCCATAAGACCAGAGATCAAAGACTATGCCGAAACAGTAAATGCAATTGGTAATACTGGAGGTGGATCGCAGTCTATTAATCTTACATTAGGTAATGTTGTAACTGCTACGCAGACTGCATCAGAAACAACTTATTCATTTGATAACCCATCTGGTAGCGGTAAATGTTGCTCATTTACATTAATACTTACTAATGGTGCTTCTAATAGTGGGACAGCATGGCCTAGTTCTGTGGACTGGGAAGGCGGAACCGAACCTACACTGACATCAAGCGGTGTCGATATACTTAGTTTTATGACTGTGGATGGTGGAACTATATGGTATGGTTTTCATTCAACAGATATGAAATAATGATGAGGATAATACTATGCCACTAGGAGCATTTAAAGCTGCATTAATGGGAACCGCTGGGGTAGAAGCAGGAGCAGATGTAGTTCTGCTTGCTACGCAGACTGCTTCCAATTCTGCATCAATAACATTTAGTTCTGATATTACGTCAACTTACGTGGAATATATCTTCAAGTTTTATAATATAAATCCTGCGACAGATCAGGAAGATTTTACTTTTCAAGTTAATGCTGCTGATTCAAGTAGTTATGACGAATATATTACGTCTGCCAACTTTAGAACATACCATCAAGAATCAGGGGGTGCAGCAGATTTAGTTTATCAAGCACCCCAAGATCAAGCGCAAGGCCAATCGTACCAGATATTTATGCATTATTTAGGTAATGCTGCCGATGAAAGTGCTTCTGGAGAATTACATTTGTTTAATCCATCATCGACAACTTATGTTAAACACTTTTACAGTGAGGCATCTGTAGTAGATGGAAGTACGGTAAGTACGCTTAATCATTATTTCGTTGGTGGGTATATAAATCAAACTAAAGCAATAGATGACATTCAATTCAAAATGTCATCGGGCAACTTCGACGGCACGATCAAAATGTGGGGAGTAAAGTAAAATGGCAATGACACTGATAACAACTAATACATCGTCAAATGCTGCCAGTTCATCTTTTACTTCCAGTATAGACAGCACTTACAAACTTTATATCTTTAAGTTTATAGATGTGAATCCAGCTACGGATGCGGCAGAATTTTCATTTCAAGTTAATGCTACAGATGGTGCGGACTACAATGATTCTGCCATAACTTCAACAACATTTTATTCTTCTCATAATGAAGACGATTCAGGTGCTTCTCTTCAATATACGGCTACACATGACCAAGCACAAGGAACAGCATTTCAGCCTATAAGCTGGGATGTTGGTAATGGTGGCGATGAAAGTTGTGCTGGAACTATGTGGCTGTTTAATCCAAGTAATACAACTTATGTTAAGCATTTCTATGCCCGTGTAACAAATTACGAAGGTGGCAATCACGTTTATGATGCTTTTACTGCGGGGTACATAAATGACACCACCGCAATAGACGACATCCAATTCAAAATGTCTTCAGGCAATATGGATGCAGTAATAAAAATGTACGGAGTAGGCTAATGGGTATACCAACACTGATTTCAACAGCTACGCCAAGCGGTGCAACTGCCGTTGCAATAACTTCTGGAATAGACAGTACCTATGATGAGTATATGTTCGTATGTACGGACCTCGATGATTCTGATAATACGGGGTTTCAGTTTCAAGTAAATGCTGATGGTCAATCTGGATACAACGAAATCATTACCAGCACTTACTTTGAAACGAATCATGCGGAAAATGATGCCACCCCTGACTTTGCCTATGTAGCCAGTGGAGATCAAGCACAGGGTACAGCCGATCAAAGACTTACGCAAGCAATAGGAAATGACGCTGATAATTCTGGTGTGGTGGTACTTCATTTATTTAGTCCATCGAATACAACTTATGCAAAGCATTTTTATGGTCGTTCCTCGATTCACTACGGAACAGCCGGAAATGCAAGTAGTTCTTTTTTTGCGGGCTATATAAATGTGACAGCAGCAATAACTGATATTCAGTTTGAATTTGCTTCTGGTACTTTTTCTGGTGTAATTCAGATGTACGGTATTTCTTAATTATTAGGAGTAACTTAGATGGCAAGACATAAAATGGTAAACGGTGTACGAATTGAGTTTACACCGGAAGAAGAAGCAGCAAGAGATGCAGAAGAAGCTGCATGGGCAGCGGGTGCTTTTGATCGGGCAATGGTCGGA